GCCGAAGCAGCCAACACGATGCATGTTGGCACCCAATATTATATTCCCTTGGGCGATCCCGTAACATACGCTAACCAATTTTGAGTAGGTCAGTGGAGTACATTGATGAAGCACACACCGGGAAATGTGTGCAGTGCGTATTCTAACGCCTCGCGAGGCGGGACTGAGTCCGACAGGTAGTTTAACGACGTGCCTAGGTCAGAAAGGCGCCGCCGAAGCACATCAGGAAGATGGTTCAGCGACGCCAAGGGGAGAAGGAGGGGAGAGGAGGGGGGAGAGGGCGGGGGAAGGGAGGCTTAGAGATCACTGCAAGCCAGCGCTCGAAGGAGCGGGTGCTTGCAGGGCTCGTACAGCCTCAGGGTGTCGGAGTTGAGGAGCTGGATAACTCTATCAACGTCCGAGGCGGAGAAGTCATAGTGGATGACGTAGTAGTAGAGGTAGTCGCTGCGCCGATGCTTGTGTGGCGTCTCAAGCCAGCACTTGTACTGGCTGCGATTGTCGTCTATAACCTTGCCCTCACCTAACTGCCTCCTGATGCTACCAGCTAAGGCATGCAAGACTGGGTCGACACGTCCGTAGTGCTCGAGTGTCGCAACGACACCACGGCCCCACGCCTCAACATTGTTGGGTTGGCGGTCAACCATATCCCAGCCTAATTTGGCCATCAACTTCCCTGGTTTAGGCATGAGGACGTAGGAGTCACCTTCAGGGTAAAACCTAGCGGAGCAAAACTCAGCCATATCTGGCGTCTCGCGAATCGCAACCTCAATCTCCATGCCTAGGCGCGCATAAGCGGCCTCCAGCCCACTGGCACCTCCAAGTGCCTCAACTTCTCGGTCGGTTGTGATTGTCACACTATCGTCTCCACAGATTATGGACACCCACTTCCGGCCGGCTCTATGGATGTAGAGCTTCATACCCTCATTGCACAAGCTATCGCCATAGCTAGTGTCTGGCCACCCCGACTGCATAGTGTACGGAACAGTGTACTTGCAGCCGAGAGCGGTGCGCCCCTGGGATTTGTTGGTGCGGCGCAGGTCCTTGCTAACAGCAAGGGGTAGGAGCCTGTCGTACATGTGATGCAGGAAGTAAAAGGGTCCACGTGTCATGTGTAGGTCAAACCTAGACTGGTCGTCCTCGACGACAACGACGCG